CCTTGGACGCGAGCAGATCCTTCATGCCGGTGTATCGGCCGGCGATGACGCCACCGATCAGGTTGGATTGCAGCTCGGCCGCGCTGGCGCCGTCTGCGACCCGGACCACGACCACGACGGGCTTGGACTGGTCGGCGATCGCCTGCAGAGAGGTGGCCAGGGTGCCCTTGGTGCCGGCCTTGCCGACAGCGGCCTGGACGTTGGTCAGCAGGACGGGGGTGTCGAGCGGGAAGGTGGTGGCATCGGCATCGCTGCTGGTGCAAACCATGCCGATGACGGCCGTGGAAACGGTGGAAATGGAGCGGGTGCCCTGATTGATCTCGAGGACACGCACGCCGTGATGGAAGTCAGCCATGGAGGGTAAGCCTGCGCAGGTGGGTAGGTGACGCTGCACAGGCTGGCGGATCCGCGCGCGCGGGTCGCGGGGCGGGAGTTGTAGCGGGCGCCGCTACAAAATCAGGCGGCGGTGATGAGGCTGGCCACGTCCGGGTTGGCGGCGAGGAAGGCCTTGAGCTTGTCGACCGGATCCTCAGCGTCGAAGGCCTTGGGGCGATTGACCAGACGCCAGGCGGTGCCATCCCAGCGCGGCCACTGGTTGTCCTCCCAGGTGGCTGGCGGCGGCGTTTCCACGCAGCGCGCCGGCAGGTGGTAGACGCCGGGCTCGAGCGGGGACTCATCGGCGGAGGTCTGGCCCTGGTAGAAGCCAGCCTGGTCGGTTTGATAGACGATCTTGTCCATGGGTTGCCTCAGTACTTGATGATGGCTAGCAGCGCGATGTTGCGCGGGCGCGCCTCGCTGCCGCCGCTCGGGTCAATGGTGACGACGTGGGTGTGGTCGCCGTTGGTGCTGGTGTTGTAGCTACTCGTGCGATCGGTAAAGTTGTTGCCGCCGGACAGGCCACTGCTGCTGGTTTCGTAGGTGTCGGTGTCCGAATAGACGTGCGAGTGCGCGCCGGCCTGGGAGGTCTTGCCGGTGTGGGTGTGCTCCTGGTTCTGGCTCAGCTGGCCGGTACCCATACCGCGGCCTTTGTCGATCCCGCGGCCGTCGTCCAGACAGCGGATGAATTCGCCGCGCAGATCCGGCAGGTTAAAGGTGGTGAAGCCATCACCCGCGCCGTGATAGGTGCCCAGCGCGGCGAACAGTTCGGCGTAGGTGGTGCGCGAGATCGCCGCGCCGTTGGCCTTGAACCAGCCGGCCGGAGCGGTGGTGCCGGCGAAGTAGCCGACCGTGCCCGCTGGTACCCGGGTGATCAGCGCGTCCACTTCGGTCTTGCTGTAGAGCTCCAGGTTGTTCCGCGCCTTGGCCTTGTCCGGCACGTCGGCCAAGTTCTGGGCGCGCAGCAGCGGATCAAAGAAGGTGCCGAGCGGGTCGTTCTGGGCCAGCACGATCTTGGTACCGGCGGCGTAGCTGCTGGTGAGCTTGAGCGCGGTGCTGCTGGTGGCGTTCCACTCCTCGCCAGCGCGCAACCGGGTACCTGCGATGTAAACCGCCAGGCCCACAGTGGTGGTCTTCGCCAAGTTGACCACGGTCTGGTTGGCGGCCAGCGTCTGGATCTCCTCAATCGAGCGCACCACCACATTGGTTTCCGTGGGGTCCTCCCAGCCGTATTCACCAGGGCCGTTGCCCCACTTGGCCAGCACCTGGCGTACGGTCCCGCCAGGAATGATCAAGGCCTTGGCGAAGGTGTTGAGCACCCAGGTATGGCTGGCCACCGCCAAATTCGGGTCCACCTGTAGGTTGATCACCGAGGCGTTCGAGGCCAGTAATTGCACGCGCAGCACGGCGTCAGAATAGGCGCCCTCGCCGGGGAGCGGCTTGTAGGTGTCCGGCAGGTTGCCGACCACGAACAGGCTCCCCTGGTCGTCGAAGAGGCCGACCTCGCGCAGGGTGAAGCCGCCGGTCGCCGCCGGAATCACGATCTCGGCGATGAAGCCGCGCGGCTCGTCCGGATCCTGGTAGACACGGTTGATGGTGGTGCGATAACGCTCGCGCACCAGCTGGGTCATGCCCTCGGCCGGGGTGACAGGGTTGCCGTTGCCATCGCCTACTGCCGCCTGGGTCAGGTTGATAGCGACGCCGGCAGCCTCGGCCTGGGCCAGGCGCTTGAGCCCGTAGGCGGTGTGTATCGTGTGGAAGTCCATGATCAGCCCTTGCTGCCGGTGTGGTAGTGACTGGCCCCGCCGAGGCGTGGCCCGATCCAGAAGATGAATGCCCGCCAGCGCGCTTCGCCCTCAGCTCGGCAGGCGCGGTACAGCACCGCGTCCGCCGCCGCCCGGGGCAGCTGGCCGGTGCGATAGAGGAAGTCGTGGACGAACGCCGCCAGCACGGCGTAGCCGGCCAGGGCGGCATAGACGCCGGTGGCGGCGATGCTGGTCCATAGCAGCGGATCCGCGGCCGCCTGCAGGGGCAGCAGCAGGGCGCAGATCGCGCCAGCGGCCCAGGTCACGGCCGCCAGGATCAGGGCCCAGCGCGCGACCTCGCGCAGGAAGCGGATCGACGCCAGGTCGCTGCGCTCGCCTACGGGTACGACGATGCGGCCATAGATCGGGTCGACGAAGACCAACGGCTCTACCAGCTCCCAGGTCCAGCGATCCACCTGGCGCATGGCCGGTCGGTTCTCGAAGTGGCCCTTGCTCATAACGGCCACCCTTGCTCGAGCATGGCGGCCAGGTAGGTGCCGTCGTCGACCGCTTTGGCCAGGTCGGCCTCGCGATTGAAACAGGCCTGAACGTGCTTGCGAACGGCGTAGGCCAGGGCTAGCAGCTGCGCGGCGGATAGCTCGACGAAGCCGCCAGCGGTCTTCCACTTCACGCTGTAGGCCGGATCGCGGTCTGCGGCCAGCGCGGCGCCAGTGATCAGGTTCTGGCTGTCGCGTGAGGTGTCGATGGCCAGGCCCTGCACGGTGATGCCGCCGGTTTCGACGGTGAAGCGCTTGGCGGCAATGGCGGCTAGTACCTCGGCCTTGCCTAGCTGAGGCGCGGCCGGTGCACTGAATTCCTTTCCGTTGTAGATCCAGCCGATCTGGGCGGAGTCGGAGGGGATCCAGCCTTGCTCGATGGCAAAGGCCTTATCTGCCACGGCGACGTTGACCACGATGCCGTTCTCTACAATTGCTGCTCTCATAATCACCACCACCAGATCCGAACTCGACCATTTCCGCCTTTGCCGACATACGCGCCGCCAGAGCAACCGCCGCCGCCGCCGCCGGGGAACTTGCCATCCGCTTGGGCTTGAGTTGAGGCGTTGCCATCGCCGCCCCATCCGGACTCGTCCGAGATCCCGCCGGGAAGCTGGTACACAGCGCCGGCGTAGGACCTACCACCAGCGCCACCGCCGCCCCCTTTTTGGGACGCTCCCGCGTCGGAGGCCCCGACCGTCGAGCCTGTCGCGCTGTTGAGATAGCCGCCGTTCTGGCCGCCCGTTGTGCTGTTTCTCAGGTTTGGGGTCGTGGTGTAGAACGAGGTGATGCCCGCTCTGCCTCCCCGGGCGATCAGCAGGTCACCAAACTTCGAGTCACCGCCGATGCCACCGGCAGGGGTCGACGAATTTCCTGCCGTGCCGCCCATGCCGATCGTGACGGTCAGGCTTGCCGGGAGATCGACGGCTCTGAAGAGCTTGGAATTGAAGTCCGCGCCGAATCCGCCCGAACCGACATAGTTACCGCCGCCGTTGGAGGGAGACATTGACGTCCAGTTACCACCAGCTCCCCCGCCGACAGCCTCGACATATACGAAGCGGGCACCCGCTGGAATCGGAAAGGTCCCGGTGGTCGTGAACTCCTGGAAGCCGGATTTCGGCGCCATTCCGTCTACATAGGCCTTGTTCGCCGCGTGCAAATCAGTGGATGGCGCGCCCGAGAGCGCAAGTGGTCCGGTCATGGTGCCGCCAGCCTTGGCGAGCTTGGCGGTATCCAGGTCGGCGATAGCCTTCGCGTTGTCTGCGATCCCTTTCGCCTGGGTGCCCAGGGCCCCGTCGACCGTGGTCGCACCAAACCCGATCAGCTTGGCGCCGCCAGTGGCGGCCAGATCGTTTCGGGTAGCGCTGGCAGCCGCAATCGCAGCGGCAAGGCGCGAGACCACGCTAGGCAGCGTCTCCACCTTCTTGCCGTCGACAGAAGGTGGAGACGCTGCCTAGCGTG